CACGATCTGACCAATGAAGCACATCAGGTCATGACATTCCATAGAGCTAAGCTTGCGTCCTTGTGCCGCCTTGAAGGTAGACACAGCAAAGTTAAATAGTTCTACAAGTGGCGCTGGGCCTGACGCTCTACCGCCAAATGTTTTAAGTCTTGCACCCGCAGGACGTACACGAGAGACATCCCACTTAGGAATCTCACCAGCCCAGAGGAGGGCAAGAACTTGACGGAACCCCTTAGCCCAACCTTCCTTACTGTCCTTAACGACAACGATAGACTCACTCTCGAACAGCTCAGGTACTTCTGGGAGCTTGCTGATGAACTGTCGCTCGACACTGAACCCAACACCAGTACCACAGAGAAGGATGTACATAGCCTCATCGAATGACTTAGGGTCATCTACGGGTAGGTAGCTACAGTTGTAGCCTGCAGTGTTGTCACGATCAAGCGCTGGGCCAGCTGTCATCATAGCTCTCATAGAAGGCATGATCTCTTGACCAAGGATAGCCTGCTCAATGTCGGTGATGTAAGAGTTGTCACCTGTCACACGGCGCACTACGTTATCCATGTAGCGGCTTACTGTCTTACTCCATGACTCACGGCCTTCCCCGTCAAAGTATTTGGCATAGCGTGACTTGTGAATGAATGCTTGATAGTCTGTTGGTAGTTGATTGCTCATCGGTTGTCACCTGATCCTTTAATAACGCCACGTCTTGCACGGCTGTTTAGCTTATCCATATTAATTTGTAGTACCTCTGTGAGGTCACTGTGAAAGTAATTAGCTAGGGCTGTAGCGTAGAACACAACGTCACCTAACTCTTTAACAATCTCATCTGAGTTAACCTTGTTTGAGTCACGCAGTAGCTTCTTGATCTTCTCAGCTACCTCACCTGCTTCACCTACAAGGCCTAATGTATTTTCTACTAACCGGGTCTGACCTTCCGTAACTATCTTTCCCTCAACCCAGTATGAGTAGTCCTGCGTATTTACATCCATCATATCAGCGAATGCATCTATGTCTTCTTTAGTAATCATGTATCTCTCTCCCTTACATTAATACTTATAATGTTAACGTCATCTATATCATAGAATGTATCATTGATTAGATCACTTACATCCTCTGTATGTGCATCCTCATACGAACCTAGTATGTTGTTGTTCTCATCCACTTGAATAAGGAATGATACACTAAATGTTCTATGCGGCATATTACTTCCTCTTCTCTGTCTTAAGTGGTATCCTATTAGTGTTTAGGATAGAACCTTCTTCCTTTAACCATGCCTCTGGTATTACTCTATGTGCCCAAAGAAAACCCTTTTTGTCACACCAATCAGCATAGGTACTCTTAGCACCCTTGTACAACTTTGCATTACTGTTACTGAATACAAATCTAATATCTAGCTCTGGGTGCTGCTTGCGTACCTCTATGTGTTTGTTTCTATCGTCACTACCAAAGATGCCTTTCGTTTCTATTAGAATACCATTGTCTAACTGGAAGTCTGGGGTGTAGGTTCTGTACCTTAGGTCTTCCCACTCTATCTTCAGCTGCTCATAACGTACAGCCTTCTGACATTTAGCAAGTGCAAGAGCAGTGGTACTCTCTAGACCGCTCCTGTACTTACCTTTTGCATGATACCTTTTAGTTTTCGCCATCGACATAAACATATTCTACTAAGGGTGCAGCTTTAGTTCCTGAGTAAACCTTAGATGGTAACTGTTGTAGTTCAGGCCAGCACTTCTTCTTATGGTCACACCATGAGCAGGTCTTACATAACTTATAGTTACCACTAGGCTTCTTACGGTATGTCTCTGGCTCAGCTGTGAAGCAACGCTCAAAGGGTTCATCATTGTTGATGTACTCAATGGTACGTTTAATAGAAGACATGACCTCTTCTACATTAGCATTCTCTGCTGAGACATACTTGAACTGCCCGTTAACTTTATTGATTACCCACCAGCCACCTACACCTTTACCTGATGCTACAGCGTAGCCTATAAGCTGTGGTATGTAACCAAAGTCATCACTATATTCTAGTGCCTCATAGTTAATGAACTTATTATCAAAGCCATAAGGTGTAGTAGATTTAACGTCATCAATATTACCATCAAGTAGGATGTCATACTCACCGTTAATCTCTACGTCATCTAACTTAAGCGTTACCTTTTCGTTATCTCCAAAGTCAACACCCGCTGCACGAAGCACCCCTTTAAACATTGCCTCACTCCAATCACCCATCAGCATGTTGAACATGAAGGATGTAGGCTTATCAATGTCAGTCTCTGGGTCATTCTTAGCATACCAAAGCTGACACCTTGGCTTACCAATGTTAGACATACGCAGTCTAAACTCATCACGTGGGCCTGAGTTAAACTGTTTGTTGAGTGCAGCAGCCACATCCGTGGCTACTTGCTGTATTACCTCCTCACTCATAGAGGCTTTACCTTCTATGGCAGACCTAAGGAATGCGTGTACAGATAGCTCTGCAGGATGCATCATCCCTCAAACTCACGCACTTCAACGATAGAACCTACGATGGCAGCATCTTCTTCTGATAGACTGCCAGCGTTAGCCTCATCATACTTACCTTCAATCCATTGGTTAGTGCCAGAGATCCAAGCAAGGAAGTCCTTTAGTGTCTGACTGTCATCAGGTGCATAGTCTACCTTATCTCCAAGTGAAGGTACGATGATAGCGTACTTACCGCCTGAGGGTAAGTCACGTTTAGCGTTACCCAGTTTGATTGTATGCTCTACTGGTGTAAGCTTCTTAGTGACGATCTGACTAATGGAAGCATCCATAGCTTTGAGAGAATCCATATTCTTTACATCCATGACGAATGGGATCTCTGTGTCATAACCTGATACAGCTTTACCTGTTTCATCAATAGGCTTATCCATCTTAAGCATACCCAAGAATACACGTACCCGTTTTACACTACGGATTACATTCTTCATATCTTCTGGTAGTGCATTGAAGTCTTTAATGTAACCAGAAGGGCGTCCAAGATTAAACTTACCAGTAGTATCTTTTAAGTCTTTGTTAAGACTAGAAGCTAACAAAGTCTTATGCATAGTATTGGCATTGGAATCCCAACGCTGCAACTGATGACGCTGTGAGAAGATACGTACTGATATTGTCTTACTGTACACTACCTCACCATCAGGCATGGTCACCTTATAAGAACCTACAGGTACTTTGATGTGCTCATCACCCTCTTCGTCTGTTACTGTGAGGGCTGAGTGTACCTGACCCACTCTTGCTAAGGCTGATTGAGAAGAGGTTGTAGTACCTCCTGTACTCAGGCCCATTGCTTCTGCTAGAGACATTCCGTCTACTTTAAGTGCTACTTCTGTATTCATTGTGATATCCTTTATATCTTATTACAGTTGAGGGAGGCTAAGTTATACCCTCACACGTCTTTAGTGTCAAGCCAATTCGGCCCAATCTTTGCCTCTAATAACAGAGGTACATTCATCTTAACTTTATAGTAGTCGTACACAATATCATTCAAGTCCATGTTGAGTGAGTTAATTATTTCTATCACCTGATCTTTCTCATAGGGATGAATGTCTATCACCATAGAATCATGAACACTGTTAACTACTTTAGATCTCATGGAGATCAACCTGTTCTCTAGTTCTACTAATACTACAGGTACGATATCGCCTGTGGCAAAGCCTTGAACAGGATAGTTCTTTATCATGGTGAAGTTTGTGGGTAACCCATTTGTTCTCCTCTCTGTGCCGGGGAAAGCGTACTGCCTACCACTCTGATTAGTAATTTTCTGATAACGTATAGCCTCGTTACCTAACTTCTTGTGCCATGCTGCGATACCCTCATACTTCTCAATGAAGTGGTGGTAGTATGCAGCTTCAGCAGGTGTACGTCCGTACCCAGTAGCCCCGAAGAGGGGAGCAAACGTATGCTCTTTTGCTTGCTGGCGTGTGGTGTTCTGCCCTGCCTCAGTAATAACCTTGGCGGTGTAGCTGTGTACATCAAAGCCTGTCTCAATCTCAGCCATAGCCAATGCATCCTGACTTAGGAAGGCAGCTACACGAAACTCAAGCTGAGCAAAGTCGGCCTCACAGATGTACCCACCCTCCCATCTAGATACAAATACTTTTTTTACTGGGAAGGTTCCTCCTCTTGGCATGTTTTGCATGTTGGGATTTCTTCCACTGAAACGTCCTGTGGCTGTGATATGCTGGGTGAGTCCAACGTGGAGGAAGCCATCTTGCTTTGTATAAGTGTTAATCCCTTCCACGAAAGAGCTAAGATAGCTACTGATAGCACTAAGCCGCCTGAGGTCCATAAGAAAGTCTGTCGCATCGTTCATTCCATTCGCTTTTGCTGTAGTGATTAAGGTTTCTAGGTTGTCTTTGCCAGTACTGAAACCATTAGCACTGACCCATTTCTTTGAGGGTGGCATGAAGCCAAGCCCAGCTAGACTGTTAGACTTCTTCAGCTGATAACCTCTAGCCTCACAGTCCTTACATTTGTTTGGTCTGGCATACTTAGTGCCATCCTTCTTTACTTTATAGGTAGACCCAGTACCACTACATGTAGGACATGTGAAGGCAGTAGTCTTCAGTATAAGGTCAGTGTTTGCATTAACTGCATCTTTGTATTCTTTATCTGTCTTAGTGAAGTTGAACAGGTCTACCCATTCTTTCTTATTGATAGGCTTCCTGCTGTACACAACCTCAGACATCTGCGCTGGGCTGTTAAGGTTGATAGGAGTATCACCCATAAGCACACGCACCTTACCCTGTAGTCGCTTCTCTATCTCTGCCTTCTCTTGTTCAAACTCAGTCTTCACCTCATCTAAAGCAGCAAGGTCAACCTTGATACCAGATGAATACATACGAGCAAGACTTAAGCATACCTTGAAGGTAATATCTCTGACGTTAATAAGGCTCTCTGCATCTTCCTTAGCGTAGTCTTCCTGTAAGGCTAGGTATAACTCTCGTGTAGTAGAGAGATCACATTGCAGGTAGTAAGTTAGCTCCTTGAGAGGTATCTCATTGGTGTTGTAACCTTCCTTAAAGTAGTTCTTTAGTGTGTCATCCTTCTGGAAGGCTAGGTTACGGCGCTGAGCACAGGCAGACAGACTTATAGGCTTCTTCTTTAATGTGCCAGTAGGTGTTACTTCCATGTGATTACCACGCATCAAGACGTATTCAGCCAGCATAGTGTCGTATATGTCACCTGCATACTTGAAGCCACTCTCCCACAACCATGTCATATCATGCTGAGCATTGTGCATAATCAATAAGGTAGTCTTATCCAGCTTATCTTGTAAGGCACGAGCTTGACTGCCATCAAAGTCTTTAGCTTCATTGTGGTCAAAGTTGTATATGTCCTGTATGCCAGACACAACATCTTGTACACCTACCTGAACAAGCTGATTGGTTTCCTCAAAAGGGTCTAGGTGTTTCTTACCACCTCTTGCTGTTACTGTATTCTCTACGTCTAAAACTAATTCCATATCTCGCCCTCTCTCTACGCTAGATACTGTGCTCTCTCACCATCTAATTCGCATGTAACTTTACCATGCCATCCTCCTTTAAGTTTATTCTTTGCAATAATCAAGTACCTTTGTGTATCATCTTTATCTTCATCCGTCACATCAAGTACTGGGTTCTTAGATATCAATACCATAAGGTCAGCTTCAGCTGCCTTACCTGTCTTACTACCTTCAAGCATAGACTGATCTACATTAATCTTACCTTCCGCATCAGCAGAAAGCTGCGACATCCAGATGATAGCGCAGTTGTATTGCTTCGCTATGTTACGTGCATGGATGGCAGCATTCTTGAGGTACACATCTGACTTGTCACTATTCTTAACAGCAAACTTATCACCCATATCAAGCACCACAATGTCAGGTGTGTAAGCTTTGATGATTGCCTCAACCCAACTCATGTCCTTACCTGTGCTGTCATACAACTCAATCTGTTTACGTACTGGTTGGTATCGTGATGCAGCGAGGGCATAGTTACCCTTCACTTCCTCCATAGATAGAGAGGTAGCAGCACTTAGGTAACGGGCACCCACCCGTTCATATGCCTCCTCATTGCACAGCACCAGACACTTAGCACCTTGTGAAGCGAACCCGCCCGGAGAGGCTATGAGAGAGGCGTGGAAGGACGTTTTACCTGTGTTGGGCCTAGCACCTACAATAACTAAGTGACCCCCACTGATGCCCTCTACATTACGTCCTAGGCTAGGGATATTAAACTTCCATTGAGATTGGATATCGTTAGACTTGAGTAGGTGATCAATCTCTATGTTACCAAACTCAATATTCAAGTTAGGTGTGAAGTCATCCTGATATGTTTGTAGTAGGTTACGTACAGGCTCAAGGCTATCTAGTGTACCATTAACATAGTCAAATCCAATGTTAGCCAACTTATTACCTAGCACCTGCTGGAATAACTTTGACAACACCTCATTAGCTATCTCTTTATTCATTGCATCTTCACGTGCAACCTTCTTGAATAGATCAGAATAAACCTGCTTGTTAGCTGTAGTCATAGTACTATTGTTAGCAAAGAACAAAGCCTCAAGTTCAGAAGCAGAAAGATTACGGTCATATGTTTCCATAGCATAGTCTAGTGTCTGCTTGATCTTGCGTACATCTTTACTGAATAGTTCATCAGGGCAGCGAATGCCCTTGTTGTTATCATAGAACTCCTTATCCATTAGGGTTCTAATTAGTGCCAGTTCCATCATTATCTTTCTCTCCAACAAATATACGGTATATAATCTCTAGTGCTATTACGGGCCATAAGAAGGCAAACTTAATAGGACCAGAGTTATTATCTCTAGGATCTTCTGGCTCTACCATATGGTATAACAACGGCAGGGCTAACACATACATAGTGAAAGCACCAATCAAAAAATACATACCTTGCTCACTCATTCCTTACCTCCAGAAAGTATGAACCTTCACCGCTCTTGTATGCAGCCATGAGGTCTAGCCATTGCTGTGCACTCATGATTAACATCTGGTATGAGTTCATGTCAGGTTCAAACTGTCTCATGTAAACGTCTCCATCGTCAGCAAATATTACCTCTACATCTTCATGCATATCATCTTGATCTAGTGTTCTAACTATAGCTGCATCTGATTCAATCTCAACTGTAAACATCTGAACCCTCTGCTACAATAATGTTAACGTGAGCTACATTACCATCAACACGAGTGATAACATACTCAAGCCCTGCTTTGGTGAGTAACAAGCGTAATTGACCTACGGGTATCATGTCTTATCCTTCCCATCTAGATGTATCAGCCGATCCAAGTACCACTGTGCCTTTAATAGATCCTCTTGTTTGTTCTTGTAACGCCAGCGGTGTAGGTACTTAGCTATGTTACCACGCAGGTAGCCTATGTATTCCTCTGTGGTTAGAAAGTCTTCAATGTAATCAATACATTCTATCTTACCCTTACCATAGTGCGCTGGGTTGTTGACGTTATCTGTTGTGTGCTCAGCTAACACTGCTTCACTAAACTCGTGGTCTCGCATCACGCTCTCCTTGTATGCTTTCTCTTCTGCTAATAGCTTCTTCCACTGGCTGTTAATCATTCTTCCTCCAGACAGAAGCTACACCATGTGTCCTTGCTTGCATTACCACAGCTGACACACTTGCGCCACTTATTCTTTTCTTCGCGTTCTTGAGAAGCCTTACGTTCTTCATCACTCATTGGTCTTATCATTGTCTGTCTCCCAGTATAGACCTGTCTTAATCAGGGACACAAAACCCACGTTAAAGATGGCTGCATATGTCTCTGGGTCACACTCCACTGGTAGGGTGGCACTGCCATCCACATGCTCAGTTATTTCAGTGATCTTTATTTCACTCATCGTCATTCTCCTTCAGTGCGT